TCAAGAACCAGATCGCCCTCTTCAAGGTTAAACCCTTCACCCTGGGCGAATGGAACAGCGGTAATATTGCCAATTATGTATATGGAGCTACTCAGCTGGTTCCTGAAGTTTTGCGTGACAGCGGCCGCGTGGTGCTGTACATGTCAACCGATGCCCTGAGCACATATCACAAGAACCTGGAGACCCTTTATGGTCTGAACAGGGATTATGCTGCAAACATCCAGTATGTGAAGGAGTATCCTTCAGTGAAGATTGTTCCAATTCCCGGAATGGCTCCGAGTAAGAGAATGATCTGGACCATCGAAGGAAACCTTTGCCTGTTCGAAGACAAACCCGGTGAAATGCTGAACTTCCAGATTGAGCAGCGCAATTGGACGTTAGAGGTTTGGAGCAACTGGAAAGAATCAGTATGGGCCTATCTTACCGGCAAGAAGTACGCTTCAGCCGCTGAGATGCCGACCGATTATTCAACCCAGCTCATCTTCTGCAATGACGTGGATGAGCCTGCTGATTTCTACGTGGCCATGGATGCCAATGACACCACACCATCGGTGCTCAACCATTCTTCCTTAGTCAGCGTTGCCAACACAGGAGCAACAGCCATCACAGGGATTGACAACTGCGCCGTAGGCCAGGAAGTCAGGATCAAGTGTGGTGCTGGCGCCAATCCCATCACCATTGCACAAGCAGGTAACTTCTCCCTGATCAGTGCAGCATGGACCCCGGTGGTTGGTGATATCATCTTCCTGAAGAAACGTTCCGATGGCAAGTTCATCGAACTCAACAGGACCAACGCCACGACCAATTCCATCGCTTTTGACGCTGATGATGCCACTCCGAGTGTAACCGGTGGTACTTCGTTTATTACGAATGCCAACTCTCAGGCAACCGCCATCACCAACCTGGACAATGCCGTTGCAGGAGTCGTTTACACACTCCATGGCGCCGGCACAACCAACGCCTCCACCATCGCCAACTCAGGCAACTTTGTCCTGACCGCCGCGATGACTCTCTCAGCAGGAACTTTCATCACGCTCCAGAAGAGCGCGATCAACGGGAAATTCTACGAAATCGCACGCGGATAAGAGTCTTGGGGAGGGATTATTTCCCTCCCCAGGCTCTTTGAGCTTAACCTTAATAACTCCAAACCATGACATACGTTAAAACAAGCGTTCCCAAGCCCGGCGACAATAAAGGCGTGGGAGCAGACAAACGCGACCTGATCACGATCATCGACTGGGCTGATGTTGCTGACGACAGAATCGTTCGCGATTCCAAAGGGATAGTTATCCCGAGCACCATCAACATGAAGTCAGGATGCTATATGATTCAGCTTTATGGTACCGTCACGACCATGAAATCTGAGATAGCATCAGAAGGTGATCCCGATGGCAAAGCAATGATCCAGACTGTTTCGTTCAAACACCCGGGATCTTCGGTAGCCGTTCGCGAATTCAGATATAACTACCTGAACAAAAACCTTGGCCTGATCATTCAGCGTGGATCCAGCACAGAGAAAACCCTGTATGGTGACAAATATGCTCCACTGCAAATGGAAGTGAAGCATACCGATGATGAAAAAGCCAATGCAGTTGAATTCACCTTCAAATCACTGGTAAAAGGTCCGGATGCAGCCGATTACCAGGGAACCATTACCCTCGAATCTCCTGTTGCAACAGTTGCTGCAGATGCAACAACCGTTAACCTTTCAACAGGTGAGGGAGAATATCAGCTCACCGACGGAACAGCAGCTCAGGCAACTCTTACCACTTGCTCGAACCCCGTTGACGGACTGGTGTTCACCCTTGAGGGATCCGGAGGTTCATTCCCATCCAAGATTGTTACAGGATCTGATTTCCTGCTTTCATGTGGTACTACCTGGAATGCTCTTTCAGGCGCAAAAATCACATTCAAGGTGTTCAAGGATGGCAGTTCCTCATACAAGTTCATCGAGCTTAGCAGGTCATAGCAGACTAGTTCATTTCTCAGGTAAGAAAAGGGGGAGAGCATCCCCCTTTTCTTTTGTCCTTTTTCAAGCTAATCCTTAAGTATATGTTTGTTTCTCAATCAACTTATTTTAAATTTCATGGCCATGAAAGAAGAAATTGTAAATTATTTCCGCTGCGATCGCTCTTATGAAGGCGCTGTAAGTCTTTACATGAAGTACGGAAACCGTATCGGGCTGAAAAAGCAGCTCAATGTGCAACAGCAGAATGATCATCTGCTCAATACCCTGCATGAGGAGCTTCGCTCGATGGCAGGTATTCATCCTGACGTATTTCGCGTATTGGTCAGCGTTCCGGTAGTTCCGGTTAAAGTCGTTGAGCCGGTTCTTCAGGAGGCAATCGAAGACCCTCAGGTCATGCCGGAGAAAAGCGCTCCGGCAGAAGCTCCAGCGCCAACGAAGAAAGTCCAGGGCAGGAAATCCGCAAAAAAGTAAACCTTAACACGGTTCCTTCAATCAGGATCCGTGAGGAATACCCTTTCCTAAATTCCCCAACTTGCCCCGCTGAGCTTAAAATCCTGATCTCAGATAAAATTTCGGCCTATCATGCGTATGTAGATGCGCATGATAGACTGTTTTTAGCTAAAACTCCTGAGGATTTGCATGAGGCCAGCCGGGACACGGTAGAAAAGTACCTTGAAAACCGAATGATCATCGATGAGCTTGAATTTTTCAAAGAAAATCATCGATTATTGGGAAAACACCCAATTTTCTCCTGGATCCGCCGGTCGGATGAAATCAGAGGGATGAAAATCGGAGACCTGGTCAATCTCAAGATAAGGTTGGAAAACAATCTTGTCAGAAACCGCAAAAAGGTGCGTACCGCTAAAAATCATCCGCAAACAGGTAGCCGAATTGAGAGGATTAGGGAAATGGAAAAGGAATTGATAGAAGTTAACCGTTTACTAAACTTAAAGTGAATTCACGATTTTTCAATATTGATGACCTGGAAGATCAGCAGGTAGATATGGAGCCTGAGGACCGTTCCGGGATCCTGGCAGAGACTTTTTTAAATACCCATGAGCATAGAGTAGAAAGCTTGAAACTTCTTTCGGGAAATCTTCCCTCACCAGGTGAGATTTTGTTTTTATGGACCGTCAACAGTTTTAATGCCTTTACCTTCATCCCTTTTATCCTTAGGCAGTGCGGAACGATTGATGAATTGTTACTTTCAACCTATTCCATCAACATCCGGATCATTGATGCCCTGGTTAAACTTATCGACCGGGGAAAAGTCTGTAGTGTTGAAATTTTCATCAGTGATTCCATTAAGTCACGACTTCCAAAGGTATTTGATCATCTGAGCGCCCAGGTAGAGAAACGCCGGGGGATCATCACCGTACATTATGCCTGGAATCATTCGAAAATAGCCCTGATCCGCTCAGGGGATTCCTATTTTGATGTTGAAGGATCCGGGAACTGGGGAGAAAACGCCCAGCATGAGCAGTATATATTCCTAAACAGCCGGAAAGTGTTCGAATTCCGTAAAAATGAAATTTTGTATGGATCTCACCCCTGAACAATTAAAAACCATCGAGCAACTCGGAGGATTGCATTATTCTCCGGAGAAAATTGCAATGTACCTGGAGCTGGACCGTAAAGAATTCCTGTCAGAGTTCCATACCGTTGAAAATGATCCGGAGTATAAGTCGGGAAATATCCGTTATCACTATGATCGTGGATTATTGCTGGCTCAGACCGAAGTTGACAAAGCCAACCTGAAACGTGCCCGAGATGGCAATCTTACCAGTGTAGCCCAATTCAAAAAGGATGTTACAATCCAGAATTTTGAAAATGCCAAGCGCAGGATCCTCTACCAGGACGAAAAGACCGAGCTCAACCAGCTCAAGGGGCTGATCGAGCGCGGTGAGGTGAAGGAACTACCAGAACAGATGGTGGAATATTTCGAGCAAATAGACTATATCAGGGGTCTTTACCTTCGCTGGCAGTCAAAGCCTTTTATCATTAATGCCGCAGCTCTTAAGTGGCCGCATCTGACAAAATACAAAATCGCAAGGCTTTATAACGAAACCCTGAACTTCTTTTACCTGGATAATGATGTCAAGGTCGAAGCCTGGCGTAATATCTATGCTGAGCGCCTGGATAACCTTGCTGCCCTGGCTGCAGAAATGAATGATCTGGAACAGGCCCGGCGCTGCCTGGTCGATGCGGCTGAAATTCGTGGTGTGACAAAAGATCAGCCCCCGCAGCTGCCCGCTGATCTGCTTGATCGCCGGCCGGTGTTCTACACTATGGACATTCAGAAACTGGGCATCCCCAAGATCCCAAGAGTACGCCTTGCCGAGTACATCGATAAATTGGATTTAACGGATTTGGAAAAATCTAAATTCAAGCGTGAGGCAATGGTTGAAGATGCACCCTTTGAACTGATACTCGAAGATGAAGAGGCTCAAGATTAACCCCGACAATTCCGAAATTCGTTATTCAAACTGGATTTCTGCACTCATCGATCTGATGAAGCCGACAAACCTGTATTTGTATGGGGGCCGTGGAACTGCTAAAAGCACAGAAATACTGGCAAAGCGTATTGTCGATGTAGTTTATGATATGCCCGGCGCACCTCTTGCAATCGTGGCCGATACTTACGTGAATCTCTTAACCAACATCCTCCATCATGTATTCATCGGACTGGACCGGTTGAAGTTCATTGAGAATTATCATTATGTGGTAGGGGTAAGGCCACCGGTGCATTGGGAAAAATCCGATGGACATATCTATGATCACAAGTACATGATGATGACCTTTAATGGATGCAAAATATTCCTTAAATCCCTGGACCGGCCATCCATCAATGCAGGATATTCAGTTGTGCATCAATTTGGCGATGAAGCCAAATACCTGCAGCAGGGAAAGCTGACCAAATTCTTTCCTACCCTCAGGGGGGATATCACCCGCTTTGGTAAAAGCCATTTCTTCCTGGGTCAAACATTCTGCTCTGACATGCCGGATCCCAATGTGGGAGAAAGTGACTGGATGGATCACATGGCTGCACGTATGGATAGCAAGACTATTCTGATGATCATGCAAACAGCAAGGGTTGTGAATGATATCAACCTGGAGATCTACCTTGCAGAGAAGGAAGGGGATGAGAGAACGGTAATGCTTCTTAAGAAACAATTGGAGCGCTGGAGTGTACGTCTGCGCAAGATCAGGCAGAACAGTACATTCTTCTATGTCGTGAGTTCATTTGCGAATGCAGATATCCTCACGATGCAGTACTTTGAGAACCTGTTAGAATCTGGTTCATTCGATGATTTCAAACTGCATGTACTGTCTATCAAGCGTACCATTGCCAAAGGGACCAGGTTCTATGGTGCACTGCAGGATCGTCACTTCTTTGAGGATGGGTATGACTATGACTTCTATGATGCACAGGGATTACGATCCAGCATCTCCCATACATGTACGGGCTTACGTTATCTGCATGCAGACAAACCCATTGAGGCTGGCTTTGATGCAGGCAACATGATGTCACTCGTATATGGACAGGAACAGGGCAACATCTATCGTGTCCTTAAGAACATGTATACCCTGGCACCTGAATGGATACGTGACCTGGCCAATCAATTCATTACATTCTTTGAACCACATAAGAAGAAGTATCTGCTACTATACCATGATAGGGCAGCATCACAGTATGCCAAGGTAAAGAAAGACTTTGCCACTCAACTAAAGCATGACATTGAATACAATGCAGCAGGGGTGCGTACTGGTTGGATCGTGCAGTTAATGAGTACAGGGCAGGGTAACATCCCACATCCTGATAAGTTCAACCTTATGAATGTAATGATGAATGACAAGGATGAACGACTACCCAGGTTAATGATTGATAAGTGGGAATGTAAAGAACTCAAGAGCCAGCTTGAGATAGCCCCTGTCAAACGTGGTGCACATGGTGAGATATTGAAGGAAAAGAAAAGCGACAAACTGCAGGACACACGGCGCTTGCCAATGGAAAGCACAAACTTAACGGATGCTTTTGATTACTTACTATGTCGTAAGAAGTGGCTGCTGATAGCCAAACAAAAGAAGGCCCTTACCTTCTCCTCCCTTGAAGTAAAGTAACCCCTTGCCTTGTCTCTAATGGTGTGATATCCTTATGGATATCCATTTATGTATGTGGGATTTCGTATGTGACCGTGTGTCATATATCCACCTGCCAAGGTGTCAGGAACGTGCCTCCTACGGAGAGAGCGGGTCGCCCGATGTGTCTATAAAAACGCAGTTTTTTTTGATTTTTTCCCGGTTACTGATCTGAATTTTTGGCAGATATCCCGATTCTGCCCCTTTACATTCGTCAACTGTTGAATTATTCAACAGTTGTTCCGTCGTTTCGGCTTCCTTTTTCTTTGTTTACGAGCGCCAAAGTAAAAGGAAGCGAAAAAGAAAGCGTAGCCCACCCACAGTTAGTGACTCAAAATTGCTGCGAAGTTAAGCTTGCCGTAATGTCATGGAGCTAAGTGCGATCCTGTACATCGTAAGATACCATCGCCCTGCGGGTTTTTTCAGATTCTCATCGAATCATGACCTAAACACTTGCACCAGAATTCCGCGCTCCGCTTGGTAGCAGTAGCAAAAATTTTGTTTCACCTAAAAATTCTATGCTATGAAAACCATGAATTTGTTTAACTCGATTGCTGCCGAAATCGGCATCACCTATCACAATTCAGTACCTGCCTCTCAGATGCAGAAAATCACACAGTCCCGTCAGGCTTATGAACTGCTCTGCTCACTCTGGAATGATCAGATTGAACTCTACGAATCGTTTTATGTTCTGTTCCTGAACCGCGCAAATAAGGTTCTCGCCTACAAATGCATCAGCCAGGGCGGAACAAGTTGCACAATCGTTGATCCAAAGGCTATATTTCAGGCCGCGTTGCTTGCTAATGCATGCTCTATGATCATAGCTCATAATCACCCATCAGGAGAGATTCAACCCTCAAAGGCCGATGAGGTTCTAACAAAAAGACTTCGTGATGCAGGAAGCTTTCTTGATATTAATGTACTTGATCATTTGATAATTGCTCAGGAAAGTTATTATTCCTTTGCTGATCAGGGAATGATTTAAAAAGACCAGGCTCCGGGAAACCCCCGGAGCCTTTTTTTATGCTCGTCATCCTCGATAGGAAGTAAAAAATAACTGCCCGCGTCCCGGAGACCCCTGACCAGCAGGGTTCATGCTAAGTGCCCATCTTTTAAGAGTTTTTGCCCACGTCCCGGAGACCCCTGACCAGCAGGGTTCATGCTAAGTGCCCATCTTTTAAG